CCTTGTGAAATGTCATATAATGGAAAAGGAGGAAACCAACATACTGCTAGGATAATATCAGAAAAATGGGGTATGGGTATGGCACAGAGAATAACGTCTTCTCGTAAAGTAACATCAGACTACACCAATACTATGGTATTTGTAAACCAACCTTGGGTAGAGTTACCTGATAATCCATTCGGACAACCTAGAATACAACCAAAGGGGGGTCAGTCAATTTACTTATCTTGTGCGTTAGTATTCTTATTCGGAAACCAAAAAAGTTCAGGAGTATCAAAACTAAATGCCACCAATAAGGGTAGAAAAGTTAATTTTGCGATAAGAACTAAAGTTGGTATCCATAAAAACCATATGAATGGTTTGGGTTATGCGGATTGTAGAATTCTCGCAACTACACATGGTTTTGTTGAAGACGATAAGAAAGCAATTGATCAATATAAAAGTGAATATAAAGATTATTGGGCAGAAGTTTTCGACTCAGTAGGTGATGATGTTATGTCTTTTGATATCGTAGAAGGAGACGCAATTGAAACACCCGTTGATTATTCAGATAATTGATTGTTTAACGTTTAATCAATGATGAGTGAGAATTCCAAGTAAGAAAAAAAGAATCCAAAGAACATTATTAGTTGACGGAGACTCGTTGTTAAAAACCGCCTATCATGGGGCTAAAAATCTTTACTATAAAGAAACCCATATAGGTGGTATTTTTCAATTCTTAACTATGGTTCGTAAAATGTTGAATGAAAACAAATTCGACAGAGTATACGTATTTTGGGATGGACAATTTAGTGGTAGACTAAGATACGATATTTACAAAGACTATAAGTCTAATAGAGACAAAGATTTCTATAACGAACAACCACCATCAGAAATAGATTTATATTTACAGAAAGAAAGATTATATTCTTATCTTGAAGAGTTATTTATAAGACAATACAGAGATGATATTGTTGAGGCAGATGATTCTATAGGTTATTATGTAAATAATATCTCTGAGGACGAAAGAGTGGTTATTATGACAAGAGATAGAGATCTTTGTCAACTAATCAATGAAAAAGTTTCAGTTTACGATTTAAATCTTAAAAAGATAGTTACAGAAGAAAACTATTTAGTAGATTTCGATCACCACCCATCAAATTTAAAACTAATAAAAATGATATCTGGAGATGTTAGTGATAACATTAAAGGTATTGTTGGTGTAAGTGAAAAAACATTGGTGAAATTTTTCCCTGAAATTATGGAAAAAACTTTGACTTTGGAATATATTTTTAGTAAAATTGAAGAAATTCAAAAAGAAAGAAAAAATAGATTGAAAACATTAGATAACATATTAAATAAAGTTACCAAAGGATCACAAAAAGAAATGATTTATGAGGTTAACGAAAAGTTAATAGACTTATCTAATCCATTATTAACTGAAGAGTCTAAAACAGATTTAGATCACTTATTTAGTACTACTATGGATCCTGAAGGTAGAGACACTAAGAATGTGATTAATATGATGATAGAGGATGGGTTAATGTGGGCAATACCAGGTGGTAGAGAAGGTTATATAAATTTTTTACAACCATTTTTATCTATAATTAAAAAAGAGAAAAATTATTTTAAAAAAGTAAATGTATAAAATATGAAAAAGAAGTATAAAAGTTACCCTTATGAATTTCTGTTTATGATTAATGGAAACCCTATTGTTGGAAGAAATTTCCCAGTAAACAATTTCAATAAAGAGTCTTTAAAATCTTATGAAATAAAGGAACTAGTTAGTGGGGTATCAGATATGATTAGAAATTTGTTTAAAGAACGTACCTACGATTATATGGAAAGATATAGTAATTATTATTCTACTAGTACTGAAGAAGAAACAAAAAGTGTAGACATTTACGAAAATGAAGATTTCTTTTCTATACAGATTAAGTATAAAGGTAGAGTGGTTGCGGAAAGAATTTTTAGTGGTAATGACTACCCACCTAATGTTAGATATGATGTCGACATAAGAAAAATTATACCTAAAATCATCGATTATTTGCAACAGGGGTTGAGTGATAAAAATTATACAAAAAATTATTGCGGTTATCAACTTGACGACATATTTATTAATAACTAAATCAGATAAAGAATGGCGAAAAATGAGAGTTTAAATTTAGGTTATTTAGGATATAGTTTCCAAGTAAAATTAGTAAAACAATTAGTAGAGGATCATAAGTTTTCTGAGAGTATTATTTCTATTATCGATCCTAATTATTTCGACAACGAGTACATGAGACTCGTTGTTGCATCTATAAAGGATTACTATGAAAAATATGAAACCATTCCGTCTTATGAAACTATCTTTAATATAGTAAAGAGTGAAGTTAGAAGAGAAATTGCCAGAGAATCTGCTACTGAACTTATTAAAGAGGTTAGAGAATCTGAAAATAGAGACTGTTTACACACACAAGATGTTGCCATTAAGTTCTGCAAACAACAAGAACTTAAGAAGGCTACTCAAAAAATCCAAAAAATTCTAGATGTTGGAGATTTTGATAGATATGATGAATGTGAAGAATTAGTTAAACAGGCTATATCGGTAGGAACAGAAAAAGACGAGGGTGTTGATATCTTTCACGCTATTGAAGAAGTTTTAGCTGATGATTTTAGAGATCCTATACCGACAGGATTGGTAGGTATTGATAACCTTATGGGTGGAGGTTTATCTAAAGGTGAGTTGGGTGTTATACTTGCGGCGTTCGGTGTTGGTAAAACGACATTAATTACTAGAATGGCGAACACTGCGTATTTAGAGGGTAAGAACGTAGTACAAATTTTCTTTGAGGATAATGTTAAAGTTATTCAAAGAAAACACTTAACATGTTTTACTGAGATAGAACTAAGTGAGTTGGGAGAAAGAAAGGAAGAAGTAAAAGAACTACTACCTAGATTCCAAAACTTAGAGGGTAATCTTATACTTAAGAAGATGTCAAGTGATGGTACTACTATCCCACATATCAAACAATATCTACGTAAATTAATTTCTAGTGGTATTAAACCAGACATAGTATTCGTTGATTACATTGATTGTATCCAACCCACTAAACAATTTAAAGATAAGTATAGTGGTTAAGGAAATGTGATGAGACAATTTGAAACTATGTTATCGGAGTTAGATATTGCTGGGTGGACTGCGGTACAAGGTAACAGAAGTGCAATTGGTGCAGACTTAGTAGAGGCGAATATGATGGGTGGTTCTATTAAGAAAGGACAAATCGGTCACTTTATATTATCAGTTGCGAAGACATTAGATCAAAAAGAAGAAGGAAGGGCGACATTAGCCATCTTAAAATCTAGATTTGGTAGGGACGGAGTTGTTTTTGACGACATTGTATTTGACAATGGTACGTTAACTATCGACACTAGTGAAAGTACAGATGTATCACTATTACAACATGGAAAAGGTCAGAAAAAGAAAGAGTCTGATTTCATTAGTGAGACGATAGCGAAGAAGAGGAGTACATTAAATAATAATTAAAATTAGTAAATGGGGATTTTTTAAATGGTTTACTCATATAAATCATAAAGGGAAATACACCCCCTAAAAAAAAGAAAAAAAAATTAAAAAAATGGAGTTGTCAAACAAAATATTATCAGACATTACCGTACATATGAAGTACGCAAAATTTCTCCCAGAAGAAAATAGGAGAGAAACTTGGGAAGAGTTAGTAACGAGAAATAAAGAAATGCATCAAAAGAAATATCCTAATATTAAGGACGATATTGAAGAGGTGTATAAAATGGTATATGATAAGAAAATATTACCTTCTATGAGATCATTACAATTTGGTGGTAAACCTATTGAAATATCTCCTAATAGAGTATATAATTGCGCATATTTACCTATTGATCATGTTGACGCATTTTCAGAAACAATGTTTTTATTATTAGGTGGTACAGGTGTAGGGTTTTCAGTACAGAGACATCACGTTGAGTCTTTACCTGACATTAAGAAACCAAATCCAAATAGGAGTAGAAGATATCTAATAGGTGATTCTATTGAAGGATGGGCAGATGCAATTAAAGTATTAGTAGAGTCTTATTTCGGTGTTAAATCATCTACACCTATATTTGACTTTTCAGATATTAGACAAAAAGGTGCGTTGTTGGTTACTTCAGGTGGTAAAGCACCAGGACCTCAACCACTAAAAGATTGTATTCATAATATTAAAAAGGTATTAGACGCTAAATCAGATGGTGATAAACTCACACCTATTGAGACACACGATATTATATGTCATATTGCAGACGCAGTTTTAGCGGGTGGTATCCGTAGAGCGGCGTTGATTAGTTTATTTAGTGCAGATGACGATGAAATGATTTCTTGTAAGTCAGGTGCGTGGTGGGAACTTAACCCACAAAGAGGTAGAGCTAACAATTCAGCTGTATTACTAAGACATAAAGTAACTAAAGAGTTTTTCTTAGATTTATGGAAAAGAATTGAACTAAGTGGTGCAGGTGAACCAGGAATTTATTTCTCTAATGATAAAGATTGGGGGACGAATCCCTGTTGTGAGATAGGTTTACGACCTTATCAGTTCTGTAACCTATGTGAAGTAAATGCTTCAGATATAGAGTCACAAGAAGACTTTGAGAAAAGAGTTAGAGGTGCGGCGTTTATAGGTACATTGCAAGCAGGATACACAGACTTCCATTATCTTAGAGATGTATGGAAAAGAACTACACAAAAAGACGCATTAATCGGTGTAGGGATGACTGGTATCGGATCAGGTGTAGTGTTAGGTTATGATATGAAATCTGCGGCGAAAGCGGTTAAAGAAGAAAATCAAAGAGTTGCTAAGTTGATAGGTATTAATAAAGCTGCTAGGACAACTACAGTTAAACCATCGGGTACGTCATCTTTAGTTTTAGGGACATCTTCTGGAATTCATGCGTGGCATAATGATTATTATATCAGAAGAATCAGAGTTGGTAAGAATGAAGCAATTTACACTTATTTATCTATTAACCATCCAGAGTTGGTTGAGGATGAAATTTTCCGTCCACATGACACTGCAGTTATATCTATTCCACAGAAGTCACCAGAAGGTTCTATTTTAAGATATGAGTCACCTTTTGAATTATTAGAGAGAGTTAAAAAGGTTTCTAAAGAATGGATTAAGTTTGGACACAGAGGTGGACAAAATACGCATAACGTATCTGCAACAATTTCTTTAAAAGAGGAAGATTGGGAACTTGCAGGGGAATGGATGTGGAATAATAGAGAACATTATAATGGTTTATCAGTTTTACCTTATAATGGAGGAACATACCAACAGGCCCCGTTTGAAGATTGTACTGAAGAAACATATAACACAATGATGAATTCATTAACTAGTGTTGATTTAACTAAGGTTATTGAATTACAAGATAATACTAACCTATCTGGAGAAGTAGCTTGTGCAGGTGGGGCGTGTGAAATAGTTTAAGTTATGACTGTAAATGCAAGTAACGATTGGGTACAACAATTATATGTGAGGGAGTTTGGGAACAAACTCCTTCCTTCTGATTACTACTACGACAAAGATGGTAGAATGGTTATGACTGAATCATATCATATAAGAAGAGGTAGATGTTGTGGTAATGGATGTTTACATTGCCCGTATGATCCAAAACACGAAAGAGGAAATACGAATATAACAAAGTAAGTTTAAAATCTTATAAAGTATTTAATAAAGTCAGACTAAGTTCTGACTTTTTTTATTTTACCATTTCTTTTAAAAAAAGATATAGTACAATATTTATATACAAATGGCAAAGACTAGATATATAAATATTGATTTTCCTTTTAAAGATAGTAGAAAGGGTTTTTACTTTCAATTAAATCAAACTGATCGAGATGCAATTAGGGCGGATTTATTACATTTATTATTAACTAATAAAGGTGATAGATTATATTTACCTGATTTTGGTAGTGATTTAAGAAAGTTCATATTTGAACCTAATGATAGTATAACACACGATGATATTAAAAAAAGTTTAAACGATAGTATATCTAGATATATACCTAATTTAATAGTTAATAGTATTAAATTTAGGGACGATGAGGTTGAAGAATTAATAATTGTAGAATTAACGTATACTGTTACAGATGGAACATTCCAAAGTTCTGACACAGTAACATTAACATTTTAATTCATTATATTCTATCCCAAACATATTTATCTGTTCCACAGTCAAAAATTTTAAAATACCCATTTAATTTCATATTATCTGATTCAGAAAAACTTTCATTAAACAAAATGTCCATACCTGATAACTTATGTTTTTGATATTTATATCTAGTCTCTCTTTTTTTATTTATAACATAATAATAATTTGGTCCACTTATTTTTTCTAGTTTAAACCCTAAAGTTTTATAAATTTCACCTATCGACCATCTTTTATCGGAATAACTTATTACTTTATTAGGTTTATACATTTTTAAAAAATAATTAAAAATTTTTGATGCCCCACCTATTACAGAAGTATTTAATTTATTTGAAAATCTTAATATTTCATATTCCCCATCAACTGATTTATATTTTAATATATTTCTGGTTTTACCTAAAGTCATTAATGATACTAATTCATTATTATAATATAATCCAATACGAATAGATGAATTAACATATCCTTGTATATGATTTTTAACCATAAACTCTTTCGCATCTGAACTAGATATTTCTTTAATTATACATTTTCTACCATATATTTTATTTTTAGTTAATCCTATTATATTTATTAATCTGGATTTAACTATTTCTTTTTTATCATTCCATTCATCTTCAAAAATTTGTATTAAACGGTAACCATTTTCTTCACATAGTTTTGTTTTATTAATATGATAATTTTTATCTTTAAATTGTTCAGAGTGCCAATATAATCCATTATATTCTATACCTAATTTATGTTTAGGTAATAAAATATCTATCTCTAAACCATTTAATAAAGTCTTATCATTTTCGATAGATTCTACATTTAACGAATTAATAAAATTATAAATTTCTTTTTCTTGTGTAGATATACTATTACTACAAATTTTACAACCATAACCATTTATATGGTATTGTGGTGTTATATTAATATCACCATGTTTAGGACAATTTACTATTAATGGTGTATTAATATTTATGTATATCGATTTTTCATAATTAAAATAATCATTATGTATTTCTTTTGATTTTCTAATAAAAGAATTAGTATCAAAAACAGATCCAGTGCACGTTCTACACCCTTGATTTTTAGAAAGATGATTATTTGGTGTTATTAAAAATTCGCCATGTTCCTTACATATTAAAATAACATTTTCTCTACTACTTTTATATTTAACCTTTGAATAATCATATTTATCACCATATATTATTTTTGATTTTTCTATAAATATTTTAGTATCCATCTTAGATGTACCACCACAATATTTACAACCTTTACCTTTTAGATGGTTATATGGTATTTGTTCGAATTCACCGTGAATAGGACATATTATAGTTATAGGTGTTTTATTATTTTTATATTTTACTTTATCGTAAATATATTTATCATTATGTATAAGTTTACATTCTTCTATAAAAGTTTTTAATTCTTTTTTTTGTAACTCTGTTTGTTTTTCTATAGAACATTTAGGACAACCTTGTTTTCTATTTATTAAATGTATTGGTTTTTTAAAAAATTTACCATGTCTTTTACATACAATTTCTACTGGTGTGTTATTTGTCGTATACATTGAATTGGAAAAATCATATTTATCACCATGTATTTTTTTTACTTGTTCTAAAAATTCTTTTTGTGTCTTTTTTTTCATTATTCCTATGATAGTTTACTTACAATTATATATAATTATAAGATAAAAACAAAATATTTAATAACAATAATGAAAATATTTTTTTTTGTTATTGATATTTATTAAAAAAACTATAATTTATTATATGGCAAAAAAAATTGATTATAATAGTAGGAATTTCTCAGATGTAAGACAACAACTTGTAGAGTTCATTAAAAAATATTATCCAGAAACGTTTTCAGATTTTAACGATGCGTCAGTAGGTATGATGTTATTAGAATTAAACGCTGCGGTAGGTGATATGCTAAGTTTCCATACTGATAGGATGTTTAATGAAACTCAGATTAATTATGCACAAGAGAGATCATCATTATTAGAATTGGCTAGGACGTTTGGTTTAAATATTCCAGGTAAAAGACCTAGTATTACTTTAGTAGATTGGACGGTTACTAATATACCAGTAAAGGGTGATACTTTTGATGAAAGTTACGCACCTAAAATATTAAAAGGTT